GTACAAAAAAATATATAGGACAAAATAGGTCAAGTTTAGCGTGAGAAGCACAGACTTCGCACCGCTTCAGCAAGAGGAAGATGGACAACTACATACTTGAATACTACCAAGACATCAAAGACGGCTCTACGCTTGTTGGTAAGTGGATTTTAGCGTTGTATGAGCGCATTGTTCACGGTATTGAGGACGGTACGTATGAATACGATGCGAAAAAAGCCAACAAAGCGATAGAGTGGATAGAAAAATACTGTCACCACACAGAGGGTGAAAAAGCACCAGGACACATTCAGCTTGAACTGTGGCAAAAGGCGTTACTTGCTTGTATGTTCGGTCTGTGCGATCCGAAGAACGGAAAAAGGCAATTCCGTGAAGTGTTTCTTGTGGTCGGACGCAAGAACGGAAAGTCACTGTTTGCGTCAGCCATTGCAAATTACATTTTCTTTGAGGACGGTGGCTTTGGTGCAAGGGTTTACTGTGTCGCACCGAAGTTAGACCAGGCAGACATCATCTACAACGATATTTGGACGATGATAACGCAAGAGCCGGAACTGATGCAGAACAAAGATGTGCCTGTAGAAGCGCAGCCGAACACCGCAAGACACAGAATGACGGACTTGTACATTGAATCGTCAAACAGCACTGTCAAGAAGATTGCGTTTTCAGCCAAGAAGAGTGATGGCTTCAATCCGTCACTGTGCATCTGTGACGAGGTTGCAAGTTGGCAAGGTGACGCCGGACTTAAACAGTACGAGGTAATGAAGTCTGGAATGGGTGCAAGGCCAGAGGGCATTATGCTCGCTTGTACCACTTCCGGCTACCAGAACGACAGTATCTTTGATGAACTACTGAAGCGGTCAACAAGGTTTCTTCTTGGTGAAAGCAAAGAAACAAGGCTATTGCCGTTTCTGTACATGATAGATGACCTTGAAAAGTGGAATGACATCAACGAGCTGCGGAAAGCAAATCCAAATCTTGGCGTGTCCGTTCCTGTTGATTATCTGCTTGAAGAAATAGCAATAGCCGAGGGAAGCCTGTCAAAGAAAGTTGAATTTATCACAAAGTACTGTTGCCAGAAGCAGAACAGCAGCACGGCTTGGTTGTCAACACAGACCATCAAGAAGTGCATGACGAATGACATACAACTTGCAGATTTTGCACATTCGTACTGTGTCGGTGGCATAGACCTGTCACAGACTACTGACTTGACATCTGCGTGTGTGGTCATTGAGCGTGACGGAAAATTAAACGTGTTCAGCAAATTCTGGCTGCCATCGGAACGCATTGACGAAGCACAGGAGCGTGACGGCGTTCCGTATCGGATATTCATTGAACGTGGCTTACTTGATCCAAGCGGTGACAACTTCGTTGACTACAAGGATTGTTACAAGTGGTTTATAGAACTTGTTGAACAATATGAAATACTTCCGCTGATTATCGGTTATGACCGATACAGCGCACAGTATTTAATTCAGGACATGAACAACTACGGCTTCAAGTGTGACGATGTTTATCAGGGTGATAATCTCTGGGGTGTCATGCAAGAAGCCGAGGGTTTGATGAAAGACGGCAAAATAAACATCGGAAGTGAGCAAGACTTGCTGAAGATGCATTTTTTGAACAGTGCGGTCAAGATGAGTGCCGAGCGAGGTAGGGGCAGACTTGTAAAGGTATCACCGACAGCACACATTGACGGCATGGCTGCTTTGCTGGATGCGCTTACTGTTAGACAGAAATGGTATGCGGAATTCGGTGGACGGCTAAAAAACGAGAGGTAACATTTATGGGTTTATTTGATGCGATCTTTAGACCAAACAGAGAACAGGAAAAAGCAAAGGTGGCACAGTTTTTCAAGACGCTGACACCGTACAAGCCTGTTTTTCATACTTGGCAAGGATCTATCTACGAAAGTGAACTAATTCGTGCAGCTATCTATGCGAGGGCAAGGCACATATCAAAGCTGAAGTTTGACAGCACAGGTGCTGCGAAGATCGGACTTCAGGCAAAACTTCATCAAGGGCCAAATCAGTGGCAGACATGGCCTCAATTCCTTGCGAGGACATCAACGATACTTGACATCCACAACACGGCATTCATCGTTCCTGTAAAAGATAAAAACCTTGCAACAACAGGCTACTACACAGTACTTCCTGACAGATGTAAGTTGCTTGAGTACAAGGAAGAGCCGTGGCTGCGGTATGAATTCCATGACCACAGTGTCGGAGCTGTCCGGCTGTCGGAATGCGTCATACTGACACAGCATCAGTACAAGCGTGACTTCTTCGGTGAAACGAACTATGCACTTGAGCCAACGGTCAAAATGATTGACCTTAACAAGCAAGGCATAGAGGAGGCCATCAAGAACGGTGCTACGTTCCGCTTCTGGGCAAAGATGTCAAACTTCACGATGGATGAAGATTTGAAGAAAGAGGCACAGCGATTCGGATCACTTGCATTCAGCGGTGAATCGGACGGAATGCTGTTGTTCCCAAATACCTACACAGACATTCATCAGTATGACAACAAGCCGTTTACTGTAGACGCTGACCAGATGAAGCAGATACAGAACAACGTTTACAACTACTTCGGCGTCAATGAGGACGTATTGCAGAACAGGGCATACGGTGATTCCTGGGCGGCGTTCTATGAGGGATGCGTTGAAGTATTTGCCATTGCGCTGTCGGATGGTCTTACAAAGGCAATGTACACCGAGCGAGAAAGGGCAAACGGCAACGAAGTCATTTTCACATCCAACAGACTTCAGTACATGAGCAACGCAGACAAATTACAGGTAGCTGCACAGCTTACTGACAGAGGCATCTTTTCCATTAACGAAGCACGTGAGGTGTTCAACCTGGCTCCTGTTGATGGTGGAGATATACGCACGATACGTGGCGAGTACAAGAACGTAGACGAATTGGAGGAAGAAACCAATGACGCAGAATAGAGAATACAGAAACATGACTTTTGAAGTCAAGCAAGACGGTGACGAGCCGTCTTTTTTAGTTGAGGGATATGCTTCAACTTTTGAGCCGTACAAGCTCGTAGAGATTGACGGCGTAGACTACAACGAAAGGATAATGCCAGACGCATTCAACGAGGCTGACCTGACGGACGTTGTGTACCGCATTGACCACGAGGGCAAAGTGTACGCAAGGTCATCTGCTGGAACTGTCAAGCTTGATGTAGACGAACACGGTCTGCATCAGGTCACGGATCTGTCAAGAACGAGAGCAGCCAGAGAACACTACGAAGATGTAGTGGCTGGCAATTATCCGCAGATGTCATTTGCATTCACAGTGGCAGACGAACACTACGATGCTGACACAAGAACAAGAATCATTGACCGCATAGCAAAGGTCTTTGACATATCGGCTGTGAGTTTTCCAGCCAATCCTACAACAGAACTTTTTGCACGTGACTACTTCAACGGAGTGATTGAAGCGGAAAAGGCTGCCGAAGCGGAGCGACTTCAGGCAGAGGAAGAAAGACGGAGTGATCTTGCGAAGCGAAAAGAACTGAAAAAGAAAATCATGGAGGAACTATCCAAATGACACTTGACGAATTAAGGGAAAGGCTTGCAGCAATTGACGCAGAACTGACCGACATCCTTGCACAGCTTGAAGAGCCGGAAGAAGAGAGAGCCGAAGAAGATACAGCCGTAGAAGAGGCTGTAGAGAGGGCTGACACTACCGAGCTTGAAACAAGAAGTGCTGAACTGATGGAAGAACGGCAGAACGTTCTGGCTGAAATTGAGAAAGCCGAAGCAGCCATTGCTGAAGAAAAGAGAGCAATGGAAGAAGTTATTGCTAACAAAGAAGTCATTGAACTTGAAAAGAGAGAGGACATCAAAATGACTGATATGGAAATCAGAAACACAAACGAGTACATCAACGCATTTGCGGAGTACATCAAGACAGGTGACGATGCAGAATGCAGAAGCATCCTCACTGAAAACGTTTCCGGCACTATCGCTGTTCCTGAAATGGTCTACGACATCGTAAAGACCGCATGGGAGCGTGACGGAATCACGGCAAGAGTAAGAAAGGCCTACATTCAGGGCAACCTCAAGGTTGGATTTGAACTGTCGGCTGGAGATGCCACCTACCACACCGAGGGCCAGCAGGTATCCGAGGAATCCCTGGTACTTGGTACTGTAAACATCGTACCGAAGTCAATCAAGAAGTGGATCTCCGTATCCGATGAGGCTCTGGATCTCCGTGGCGAGGCATTCCTCCGCTACATCTACGATGAGCTTACTTACAAGATCGCAAAGAAAGCTGCTGACGAGCTGATTACCGCAATCAAGGCTTGTGGCACAGTATCAACTTCAACACAGGTAGCTGTTCCGGCTATCGTATCAACAACTGTCGGTGTTGGTCTGGTTGCACAGGCTATGGCACAGCTGTCCGATGAGGCTGCAAATCCTGTAGTAATGATGAACAAGGCTACCTGGGGACAGTTTAAGGCTGCACAGTATGCTAACGGCTTTGATGCTGATCCGTTTGAGGGTCTGCCTGTACTGTTCAACAACAGCATTACTTCGTTCACAGCTGCTACCACAGGCGTTCCTTATGCTATCGTTGGTGACCTTGAACAGGGCGCTCTGTTCAACTTCCCTAACGGTGAGGGAATCGACTTCAAGGTTGACGATCTGTCACAGGCTGACTATGACCTCGTAAGAATCATCGGCAGAGAGTTTGTCGGTATCGGCGTAGTCGCACCGAACGCATTCTGCAAGATTACGAAGTAGTAAAAGCATGAGGTTGAGTGGAGGCAATTATCATGGAAGAGAAGAAAATACTGATTGCTGTACCATGTATGGACATGGTAAGCGCAAGATTCGCACAGAGTTTGACCACACTGAAAAAGGTTGGACAGAGTATCGTATGTTTTCACATAGGCTCACTAATATACGATTCACGCAACAGATTGACAGCAATGGCTGTTGAAAATGATTGTGACTACATTATGTGGTTTGATTCGGATATGGTCTTTGAGCCGGATACGCTTGAACGCATGATGAAAGTACTTGACGAACATCCAGAAGTGGAAATACTGTCAGGACTTTACTTCAGGAGAGGGCATCCGTTTACGCCTGTATTATTCAGCAAGTTGGGAATAGACGAAAATGGTCTGCTTGACTTTGCTGATTACAATGACGTTCCTGACGAACTCTTTGAAGTTGAGGGATGCGGATTCGGATGCGTTCTCATGCGTACTGATTGTCTGCTTGACATCGCCGCAAAAGAGGGCGGTGGCGTGTGGTTTTCACCGTTGGCAAATGCCGGAGAAGATTGCGCTTTTTGTATAAGGGCAAGAAAACACGGCTACAAGATTTACTGTGATCCGAGCATCAGCCTTGGTCACATGGCATATACGCCTGTTACAAAATCCTTTTACAACGCAATAAGAAATGGAGATGGCAAATAAATGGCTTTATTGGATACTTGCAAGACGGCAATGCGTGTTACTACAGATGCGTATGACACCGAAATACAGGAATACATAGATGCAGCGCAGCTTGACCTTGGCATTGCTGGTGTTGAAACAACAACGCTGGACAGCCTGGTCAGCAAGGCAATAATGACCTATGTGCGAATGTCATTCGGTGCACCGTCAAACTATGACAAGCTGAAAGCAGCCTATGACGAACAGAAAGCACAGCTGATGAACGCCACAGGATACACGGATTGGGGTGTTGGTGTATGACAGATGTACTGACACTGATTGCACAGACCGTGACAACAGACAACTACGGCAACGAAGAATACACCGAGGTAGAAACGCAAGTTTTCTGCGAAGTGGATTCTATTTCACAGAGTGAATTCTATCAGGCTGCCAATACGGAACTGAATCCAGAATATAAATTCACAATCTTTTTCGGTGACTACAGCGGACAGCCTATAGTCAAGTATCACGATGAACGCTATGCGATCTACCGCACTTACAGATCTAATGACAATCTGGAATTGTACGCAGAAAGGAAAATGGGCGTATGAGTGGCGTAGTGATAAGGCCAGAGGCTTTTGAACAAGCGGTAACAAAGGCAATTGCACAGTATGGTGATGACGTTCTGCACATGTTGGAAAGTGAAACCAAGGCCATCGGCAGACAGGCAGCAAGTGCGCTCAAAGGCTCTGCTCCTGGTGGCAAATATGCCGGAGGATGGTCGCACAAGGCTCAAAAGGGCGGTGCGTTTAAACTGTCCGACACCGTGTACAACAGAACTGACTATCAACTAACGCATCTTCTTGAAAAGCCGCATCCAACAGGCGGTGGTGGTCATTATCCGAAATACGCAAACTACACAGGCACCATTGCAAGAGTGGAAGAAGAGTACGCTAACAGATTCTACGAGGAGGTTATGGCGAAATTATGACGAAAAAAGAAATTGCAGATTTGATTGCATCATGTGGTCTGCCTTGGCGTTATAGTCATTTTTCGCAGACACCGAATCCACCGTATCTTGTGTACTACTATCCAAGCGAGAATGATGTGTTTGCGGATGATTCCAACTACGTCAACAAAAGACAGCTGTTCGTTGAACTTTACACAACAACAAAGGATGCGACAACGGAAGCCACCGTTGAATCGGCACTCAAGAATGCCGGACTTACATGGTACAAGCAAACAGATTTTCTTAACGATGAAAAGTTATATCAAACTACCTACGAGATGGAGGTAATCATAAATGGCTAACAAGGTACAGTACGGACTTAAAAACGTCCACTATGCAACTGTTACTGTTGGTACAAACACCGTGACATACGGAACACCTGTTCCGTGGCCTGGTGCTGTTAATCTTTCACTGTCGGCAGAGGGCGACACGAATGACTTCTATGCTGACAACGTGAAGTACTTCACGGCTATCGCAAACAACGGCTACAGCGGTGACTTTGAAAGTGCTATGATTCCAGATTCATTCAAGACAGACATCATGGGTGAAACTGTCGGCACAGGTGCAAAGACAGGCGTATATTACGAAGATGCCACAGTACAGCCAAAGGCGTTTGCACTCCTGTTTCAGTTTGAGGGTGACGAGAACGCTACAAAGTATGCTCTGTACAATTGCAAGATGGCAAGACCTGATATTGAATCTTCAACAACTGAAGATGGTATAGAAGTACAGACAGTAAGCGGAGAGATCACCGCTTCACCAAGAGCGTTTGACAGCATCGTCAAGGCACAGTGTGCAAACACAGCTTCAACGGCGTACACCAATTGGTTTACTACCGTTCAGGACTAACAATGCAGATACCCACCAGAGGCACAAAACTCGCTTCTGGTGGGTTTTTTGTAGTATGTAATGTAATTCCATAGGAGGCAAGAATTATGTTCAAAACTTTAACGATTGACGGAAAGGAAATGGAGTTTGCTGCCAACGCAGCAACACCGTTCCGCTACAAACAAGTATTCAAGAAAGACCTTTTTGCCATTCTTGGCAATGAGGAAAAAGCAGAAGCACAGGGCGTGGAAACCATTACGGAACTTGCATACATTATGAGCAAGCAAGCCGAAAAGGTGGACATGAACAAGCTGAACTATGATGAATTCATAACGTGGCTTGAAGATTTTAGCGCAATGGCATTCATCAGCGTTGCTGAAGATATTCTGAACATTTATATGGATTCCACTGTAGGCACAGCTACACCCTAAAGGAAAGAAAAACAAGCGTGTAAGCACAAGGCCATTTACAACAGGGCTATTTATGCTCCGTTGTATGGAACTTGGGTTAAGCATAGACGATTTAGAAAATATAGAATACGGCCTTGTATCGGATATGCTCATTGAAAAGGGCAATGATGAATACAAGTACCCATACAAGGCAACACAAGACGATTTTGACAAGTTTTAACGAGGTAATCAATGGCTGGATTCATCAAGGGAATCACAATTGAATTCGGTGCTGATGTCAGTAAACTGAATGCCGGACTTAAAAAGGCACAAGGCACTATCAACAAAACACAGGCAGAACTTCGGCAGATCAATCAGGCTTTGAAGTTTAATCCTGGCAACACAACATTGCTGAAGCAGAAGTTTGACCTTTTAAAGCAATCTGTAAACCAGACAGAGGAAAAACTGAAACAGCTCAAAGCAATGCAAGCCAAGATGGCTGCCAATGGTGTTGACGAAAATTCTGCACAGTACAGACAGCTTCAGCGTGAAATCATCAAGACGGAAAGTCAGCTGAAACAGGCACAGGCAGAACTAAAAGCATTCGGATCTGTCGGCAAGCAGCAAGTATTGGCTGTCGGTCAGGCGTTTCAAACGGCTGGATCAAAAATAAAATCAGCCGGACGCACCATCACAACCACAGTATCCGTGTGGGGTATGGCTGGAATATATGCCGGAAAAAAGCTGATTGACTTGAGCCAACAGCAAGCACAGGCTGAACAGAAACTGACCGAAATATACAAAACGAGAATGGGCGCAACAGAGGGTGCTGCACGTTCAACGATGAAACTTGCATCCGCACTTCAGCAACAGGGTGTTGTTGGTGATGAGGTCGCACTGTCATTCGGTCAGCAGATGGCAACATACTCATCAATGCCGTCAACGGTCAATAAACTGATGCCAGCGTTTGAGAATCTGCTTGTTCAGCAAAAAGGCTTGAACGGAACACAGGAAGATGCTGTCAATCTTGCAAATATGTTCGGTAAGGCTATGATGGGCCAGACAGGAGCGCTCAAACGTGCCGGAATCTCATTCACAGACGCACAAGCAGAAGTACTGAAATACGGCACAGAGGAAGAAAAAGCCGCAATGCTTGCTGAAGTTGTCACGCAGAACGTAGGCAACATGAATGCCGAATTTGCCAAGACGGATGCCGGAAAGATACAGCAAGCAAAGAACGCACTTGGTGACATGGGTGAAGAAATCGGTGCGGTATTGCTTCCGGCTGTAGCAGATTGCGTGTCATGGTTTCAGGTACACTTGATGCCAGCGTTGCAGAAAGTCATTGATCTGTTTAAACAGCATCCACAGCTTGCCACATTCGCATTGGCTCTTGCCGGAATCACGGCTGTTCTTGGGCCTGTGCTGATGGTAGTTGGCTCACTTATATCGGCAATCGGCGGTATTATATCCATCGTTGCTATCGCTGGGCCAGCCATTGCAGCACTCGCAGCACCAATAGGAATTGCGGTGGCTGCCATCGCAGCTGCAATCGCAATCGGCATTGCACTGTACAAGAATTGGGATACCATCAAAGCAAAGGCAAGTGCGGTCTGGAATGCAATCAAAACGGCTATTACAAACGTGGTCACAACAATCAAAACGCAAGTTTTGAACAACTTTAATACATTGAAGAATAATCTGCTCACCGCATGGAATGCGATAAAAACCACCGCATCTACAGTGTGGAATGGTGTTAAATCAGCCATCACAAAACCGATTGAAACGGCAAAGAAAACTGTGAGTGATATAGTTGGAAAAATTAAAGGATTCTTCCCTTTGAAGTTGGGAAAATTGATTCATTTCTATGCACCATCAATCAGCCTTAAAACAGGATCAAAATCGGTGCTTGGCAAAACTATTACATACCCAACAGGCTTCAATGTTAATTGGTCATGGCATAAAAAAGCAATGCAGAATCCGTATCTGTTCAGCGGTGCAACTTTGTTCGGTGCTGGTGAGGCTGGTGACGAAGTTTTGTACGGACGTAATGCACTGATGCGTGATATTGCACAGGCTGCCGGAGGCGGTGGACAAATCGTGATGAACGTATACGGTAGTGACGGAATGAGCGTGACGGAACTTGCCAATGCGGTTGAACGCAAACTGATACAGGCACAGAAGAGGAGAACAGAGGCATGGGCGTAAATCCAACACCAAGCAATTATAAGACATTCACATTTGACAATACGAACTCCGCACAGTACGGCGTGTATATCACAGGAAAAGCCGTGTTCAATGCACCACAGAGAAATGTAGAGATGGTGACCATACCTGGACGAAACGGAGCATACGCACTTGACCACGGCAACTTCAACAACATAGAAGTGACGTATCCAGCCGGAATCGTAGCAGACACTGAAGCGGACTTTGCACAAGCCGTCAGTAATCTGCGTAACTTCCTGTGCAGCAAAGAGGGTTACTGTAGATTAACAGATGACTACAACAGCGGCGAGTATCGCATGGCAATCTACAAAAGCGGTCTTGAAGTAGACCACGAGGGATTACTGACAGGCGAGTTTGACCTTGTATTTGAATGCAAGCCACAGAGATGGCTGACTTCAGGAGAAACCAAGACCACGCTGACGAGTGGAAACGACATCACGAATCCAACGCTGTTTGATGCAAGACCACAGTTGCAGGTGTATGGGTATGGTGGGATTGATATTGGTGGTCAGCCAATTACCATTGAAAATGCCACATACGGAACTGTAATACTTGCAAATGGTGGGACATCAGGAACAGTTGGACTTGATATGAGTGCAATGGACACAGGGGATTCGTTCACGGTATCAGGCTCGTTGTTGAGGATTGAAGCACATGGAGAAACGGGATACGGTGGAGCATTCGTTCGTAATTCATTATCAGCCACTAATTGCTCTATTGTACCGTCATCATGGTCAGAAACATATTTCCTGGAAATTATACCAGATGACGTTACTTTCTCAAAAGGAACGGCAGACTCATTAAATTATTCAGTAAGTGGAACATTCCACGTTACGAAAAAAGGCTCAACCACATCGTATTCCGTAACCGTTTCTGGTGCAATTACATATAACGGTGACAGTACGCTGACATTTTCTATTGGAATCACACCGTCATCGTTCACAAACATTGCATCATTTTCCACATCAGCAACAACTCCTGATATTTTTGGCAATTCAACAAAGTCAATGCTCGGCTCGCCAATCTACATTGACCTTGATATTGGAGAAGCATACAACATTGAAAATGGCACTGCGGTATCAATAAACAATGCGGTCAGTATGCCAGCCGAATTGCCGACACTACCAAGTGGAAATACCACGATAACCTTTGACAACACGTTCACTAAAGTAGACATAGTGCCAAGGTGGTGGAAAGTATGATACCGATTCTGTATGACAAAACCGAAACAGCATTCACGAGTAATGGCATTGGCAGATTACGTGATTGCATAAGCTGTACTGTTACCGAAGAACGCAACGGCATCTACGAGTGTGATTTTGAATATCCGATGGACGGTGCAAACTATGACTTGATCCAGGTCGGCAGAATCATAGGCGTAACGCACGATGAAAGCGGTGACGTTCAGCCGTTTGACATCGTAGGGTTTGAAAAACCGATAGAGGGCATCGTAACTTTTCATTGCGTACACATTTCATACAGGCAGACACGGATGACGGTCACAGGCTCAAACATCAACAGCCTTGCGGATGCATTCACGCTGTTCGGTAACGCACAGCCATCTAATCCGTTCACATATTGGACAGACAAGACAAGCACAGGCTACCTTGGCTCTGCCAACGGCATTCCTCATTCAGTAAGGGAGATGCTCGGAGGTATAGAGGGCTCTGTCCTTGACGCATACGGTGGCGAGTACGAATGGGACAAGTGGACCGTGAAACTGTGGTCATCACGTGGCCAGTACCGTGACTTCAGCATCCGTTACGGTGTGAATATGCTGTCCTACGATGACGAGTATGACAGCCAGAGCTCATACAGCTCGTGCATACCGTACTGGACAGACGGAACGACCACCATCGTAGGTGACAAACAGGACAGCGGTGCTCTCACTCCTGCAGGTCGTGGCGAGTGTGTTCCTCTCGATGTGACCGAGAAGTTCGAGGACCAGCCGACCAAGGCACAAGTCGAGGCAGCTGGACTTTCGTATATGTCATCCAATAACACCTACAATCCGCAGCAGAACATCAAGGTCAGCTTTGTACGTCTGCAGGATATGGGCGAGTTCGCTGACTACCAAAACTTGCTTCAGTGCAAACTGTGTGACACCATCAACGTCATTTTCCCAGACTACAACACAAGTGGGAATTTCAAGATAGTCAAGACGGTCTGGAATGTACTTACATCCAAGTATGAGGAAATGGAGCTGGGCGATCTGTCTGTCACGCTGGCACAGGCACTGAACGTCAGCTCGTCATCAACTTATGTTGGCAGCGGTGGCGGAGGCGGTGGCAACTACGTTGACAAGACGCTGCCTAAATATGACCTGGACACTTCCGCTGCATCCGGAGTAGACCACGACCTTTATGCAGCCATCACTGCGCTCGGTTGGGCAAGTGATGTAATAGAGTAGAAAGGAGAGCGTATGCTAAATGTTAAGAAACTGCTGACTAAATTGGTGGACAACTGCAACTGTGACTTGCTCTATAATGGGTCGACCAGTGGAAATGCAGTCTTGTCAAAGTCGGTCGCTAATTACAATAAAATAATTGTTCACTATGTTGATAACGATGGAACTTACCTAACAAGAGAATTTGTAACCAATGGAGCATCACAGTTTAATGCTTGTCTTGACAGTGTAAGAATAACTGGAAGCACATATATCAAAGGGTACATTGGAACTTTTAACGGAACTGCTTTAACTAAAGGGTGGAACAAGCAGTGGGCATTAGGTGGCAACCCTACAGATGGCAACTATATAATCATTAAAAAAATATATGGGTGCAAGAACATCGCTGGGGGGGGGGTACTTCATAAGGGTATTTATGTCAACCGCCGAAAGGTGGTGGCAGTATGTTAAACACCAAGCAATTGCTCACGAAAATCATACAGAAACTAAAGACCGTCAACGAACCAACTACATTACAAGTGCGACCATTTCAGTCAAATCGCACATCCAACTGGTCCTGGCAAGTAACACACACTGGCATATTGTATTTGAACTTTATCTCATCGGTGAGAAGTTATTGCAGTATAACTTGGAACGGTGCAAATATTGGGGATGTTGTATTCCATACAGAATCAAACAATCACGCAACGATTGTCACCATAATGGTCAAAAAGGGAGATACGATTGCAGTAACTGGCTTAACAAGCAACTGCTATTTATCATATCGTTCTGCATTGATTACTTGGGGTTAGCCACTTCCGAGAGGGGGTGGACATATGCTTAATATGAAGAAGTTGATGACGAAGTTGTTGGTGGCAAAAGCAAAGATTCCAATGGTTACATGGAAAAGCGCTCTTGTTTCAAATAATTATAAGGTTTCGTCAACAGCATGGTCATATTGTAATTTGTCATTTACTGTTCCAGTTGGACACATTTATCTTGCTTCAGGATATGCTGGGTGGAGTAGTGGGAAACCAGTTGGCGTAGGTATCCACACAGCGTCAACGCTTGGAAACGAGGGTTATCCAAGGTATTCAGTATATGACGCAAACGGAATGATGCAGACTCCGTATTATGTTTTGCCTAATGGAACATATTACTTGTTTGAAAAAAGAGCAACAGTACCATCAGCGAACAATTATCACGCAATATTTGTACTTGATTTAGACTTTACTTGACAAATGATACTATTCACAATCGGCTTAACAATAGGAATACTATTGTTGTGGTGTATGCGGAAAGGGAAAATAAATGAACTTTGGAACAAAACTACGGACGGTCCTGGCAATAGCCACATCGTTAAACACGGCACTGATGGCAACTGACATCACAGCGTTCAATAATCCAACACTGGACATCATCTATAAGGTGGTGTCTATTATTTTGAATTTTGTTATTGTTGCGTGTGTCACATATTACAACAATGACTTTACCGAGATCGCTGCCGAGTACACTGGTGCAATGCGTCTTGAAAAAGAACAGCGCAAAGGCAAAACAGACGGTGAAAACTTTATGGATGATACTGGGGAGATAGATTAATGTTTGGCACATATAGACAATACGATTCACGTTGGGGTAAGAAAAACTACAACGGCAGCTCGTCATACTCTACGGCAGGGTGCGGTCCAACATCGTGCGCAAATATCCTTTATGCAATCAATCCCACGATCACACCACTGACCACTGGCAACTGGATGAAGTCAAAAGGCTATGCGATCCGTAACAATGGAACGGCTTGGAACGGCATACCAGCTTGTCTAAAGGCTTTTGGCGCAACAAATGCGCATCAGGTTGACAAGATGGCAGATGTTTTTGACTTATGCTCAAAAGGGTATGTCGGTGTGTTTCTTTTCCGCAAAGGCACTCGTGGTGGTGTCACCTGGACTACGTCAGGCCATTATATTGCCGTTACTGGGTACAAACACGCTAATGGCAAACACTATTTCAGGACATTTGACAGTGGTGGCCGTAAGCACGATGGTTGGTACTGTTACGAGACGCAAATGAAAGGCCTGATACCACGGATTTGGCTGTGTAAGGTTGTAGAAAAGAAAATACCGAAACCAACCGGAAAGTACAACGGAACAATACCGTCACCGACACTAAAAAAAGGCTCAAAAGGAACCAGCGTAAAACAGTTGCAGTTGTTCCTTAACTGGTATTATCCGTTCAAGCTGGTAGTGGATGGTGATTTTGGTAATGCAACATACAATGCTCTTGCATCATTCCAGTATGCAGAGGGCATAACTGCTGATGGTATTTACGGTAAAAACTCCTATGCAAAAGCCAAGGCATATCAGTACATTGCACCGAAACCAACCACACCGACACCGACAAAGACAACATCACCAACCAGGACAGCAATGAAAGCAGTTGGACATGCTCGTAAAGATTATGACCACAAGGCTGGTGACAGCACTGGCAAAGAGGTATTGCGGAGTAAATTCACTTATTCAACGTCAAGTGGATCGGTCTACAATTGGACCTATGTATTTAGGCCAAAGGACATCAACAAAGCCAATACCGCAGCCAGTATGTGCGAAAAGGCAATAGCAAACAATGCGATTGGTTATAATTCACACGGTGAGACTGCATACGGAAAGGACAAGGCAATGACCAAACTGGCAAAGGCCGTAAACTATGATTTGTCCAAGATCAAAACCAAGTGCGGTTGCTCGTGTGGTGACCTGATCTGTCTGTGCAATCATTACGCAGGACTGTCGACCTGCTACATCGGTAGTGGTAAACAACTTGCTGAAAACTACAAAAAGAACAGCAATTTTGAATGTAAAAAATATAAAAAAGGAATGCAGCTGTACAGGGGTGACGTACTTATCACAGCGCATTCCAACGGCAAACACAATCACGTTGTGATGTGCTTATAAAGGACGGTGAAGATATTATGACAGAAGCGGTAATTGTAGCACTTATAACAGGCGGTCTGGCCATGCTGTCCAATGTAATAGTGGTATTTGCCAATAATTCAAAGACGCTGTACCGTATTGAACAGCTTGAAAAGAAGATGGAAAAACACAATTCACTTCAGGACAGAATCGTGAAGCTTGAAATGAATGACAAGGCACAGTGGCAATGGATTGATGAATTCAAGGAAAAAATCTAAAAGGGAGAACAGAAAATGCTCAATATTGACGCAAAGAACAACATCACACTGACGAGAGGTGACACACTTACGCTGACGGTCACACTTCTGCATGAAGTAGATCCTGTGCCTCCGGCAACCGAGCCGACAATAGAGCCGTATGTGCCGGAAACAAATGATGTCATCCGCTTTGCGGTGTCTAAAGGATACAAGGGCGAGAGTGGATACGAACTGAAGCTGTCAAAGGTGATTCCGAATGACACGCTGACATTCACTTGTTCATCCGCAGAAACGGCTCTTGATAACAGCACATACAACTACGATGTGGAAATAACGCACGAGGACGGAACTGTTGACACGTTCATCAGTGCCAAGCTGAAGATAGTAGGGGAGGTCAAGTAGATGCACGTTCACGGTGAATTGTCAGGCACGTTGTCTGCTCCTGGTGGCATTCAAGGCACACTGTCAGCGTCAAGCGGTCTGCAAGGTACGCTGACAATACCAATTATATCTACGCACTGACACTTGTGATTATAGAAGTATGAACAGCGATCTTGATGTAATAGTCAAACATTATCCGTATAAGACATTGCGTGTTTACGCCTTGGGGGATATTCATATAGGAAGCCAGGAGTTTGACGAAAGAGCTGTGAAGCGGAAACTGTCTATTATTCAGGATGATGACGAGGCTGCGCTGGTCTTGTGCGGTGACGTTGCTGACTTCGGATTAAAAAATTCACGTTCTAACGTGTATCAGCAAGTTATGCCTGTCAAAGACCAGATAGAGTATGCGTATGAATTGCTGAAGCCTGTTGCACATAAGATGTCAGCTGTTGTTCCTGGCAACCACGAAGAAAGAGTGACTAAAGAGGTCGGCCTTTGTCCGTTGTATGACCTTTGTGTGCGGTGGGGTGTGCCGGAAGTGTACCGAGAAAACATGGCTATCACAAAGTATTCATTCGGTAACAAACACAACGGCAGACCGATAGTAATTATCGGTTTGACAACGCACGGATCAACACGGAACAAGCATCAGCGTTTCATATCGTGTTTTGACGCAGATATAGCAATAAGCGGTCACATCCATCACGGATATTATCAGCAACATGCACGTGTTGCCGTAGACAGAATAAACACCACAGCAAGAATAGTGCCGTTTCACGAACTTGTTGTGGATGCAAATCTGTCTGTTGGTGGTTATGGCGTAAAACATGAATATGAGATACCGCCAACACCAACACTTCAGTATTTTGAACTTTCTTTTTACAGAGAATCAAACAGAAGCAGAACTGAACACAAGATAATCAATTATCATACTATACAAATCTAATCAGCACCGCACACGCCTCTTAATAATGCGTACCAGGTGCGGTCAAATAGAACTTGACACCGCTTCAGTAAACACTGAAAAAAATCTTTTCATTTATAGAATTTAGTAGTTTTCCGTTCAGTAGTCTTTGCCTCCACAAGCGGTGTTTAGTTATTGAGGCCCTGAAAAGGGCCTCTTTTTTATTGCTTTAATTCATCTTGCAGATCATAAGCTCTGTCAAATATGCCAACTTGATAAAAGCGTATCTGCGTGTAATTGCCGTCCATACCGTCATCACCATATGAATACATGGTCACGCCGTTTGAATCTTTGCCATATACAACAGAATTATCCGTCCAATCGTCACGGTTCATACACGCCTTGATTCCGTCTACAGCGGTCTGTAATACTTCCGCATTGGTAAAGTGTCCAGACCATTGTTCTGTATCTTCAGCATCAATGCCATATACAACTGTATAAACTACGCC